GCCGAGCAGGCCAGGAAGGTGGCAGAGCTGGAGAGGAGCCGGGGGATGGCAGGCGATACCAATGCCATCCTCAAGTCCATGACCGGCGAGCTGGGGGACTTCGGGCCCAAGGCCACCGTCCAGACGGACCTCGACAAGGCGAGGAACATCCAGGCCAACCTACAAGCGGAGGTGGACAGGATGCGGGGGGACGTTGCGGACGCCCAGGCCGCAGCGGAGAAGGACCCCACCAAGAAGGCCGCTGCCGACAAGGCGGCCTCCGACCTCGCCGACAAGCAGCAGATGCTCATGCAGGTGGGGGCGACCGTGGACAGCTCCCAGAAGGCGCTCCAGCAGTTCCAGGACTACGAGGCGGGGAAGACCAAGCTGACGGAGACCCAGGCCGAGGGCATACAGGGGGTGTTCGAGGGCCTCCAGCACCGTATGGGCGGCAGCTTCGGGGGCACCCGGTACGACCTGTTCTACCACCCGGAGAGGGCGCTGCCCAGGGGGGCGCAGCCGGGCGCAGCGGCCACAAGCCCTGCCGTGGAGGGCGTAAGGCCTGCCGCCGAGAAGGGCACCAGCATAAAGACCACCAATGTCAGCAACAGCGTCACGATGGGGCTTGCCCAGGCGGCCCCCGCCAAGCCCGTGGCACCGGAGAAGTCCACGGAGGCGGTCAACCCGGACACGGCAGGGGTGGCCAAGGCAGTGGTAGACCAGCACAAGGCCTCCAGCACGAGGACGATGGTGCAGTAGCATGGGGAGCACAGGCCTAGCCAACGTCACAAGCGCTATCGCAGGGGCGGAGGGGTACGGGGCCAGCCCGAACAACAGCCCGACCCGCAACAACAACCCCGGCGACATCAAGGGCACGTCCGGGCAGCTCAACACCTACCCGGACGTGCAGACGGGCCTGTCCGCCTTGCAGAGACAGATTGACATCATAGCCAGCGGCACCAGCCCCACCTACAACGCCTATGCCCGCTCCCTGGGCCTGTCCGACAGCTCGCAGCTATCCATACAGCAGGTGGGCTACCTGTACGCTGACGGCAAGGACGACCCCTCCGGCTACCAGAACTGGGTCAACAACGTCTCCAACTCCCTAGGCGTGGACCCTACCACCAAGTTCTCCGACGCAGTGAACGGCTCGGTGTCCACCTCCACCCCCTCCGCCCCCTACTACCAGGACTCCAACCCCCCTGGGTCCGTGGCAGGCATAGGCAGCGGCAGCGGCCTCAACGCCCCCGCCTTCCTCAACAGGCAGGCCATGGAGGCGCAGTCGGTAAACCTGGACAACCCTACTTTCAGCTACGGCTCCCTCTTCCCCGACGTCGTAGTCCGGGCCGGGCTGAACGAGACCCCGTGGTACGCCGACAAGGACCTGGTCACCGGGAACCCGAAGGTAAGGGGTTCCGTGGAGCCTGTGGTATTCGAGGTCATGCTCAAGGGCAGGGACGAGTACATCCTCTCCTCGTCCGGCCAGAGGGGGGACACTACCGTGCCCGGTGCCCCCATACAGGTGCAGCTCAACGCCTCCCTCAAGAGCATCAACACCACCATGAAGCACGTCTATACCCCCAAGCGCACCCGCACGGGGTGGCACATCACCATGTGGGGGATGCAGGCGGACCTCATAGAGGGCGCATGCACGACCGGCGTGTTCATGAACCAGCTCGGGCTGACGGACTTCTTCAGCACCTCCTCCCTCAGCAACGAGGTGACGCAGATAGTGGCCAGCGGCTTCAGGTCCATCTCCCAGGGGGAGGGCAGCTACCCCCTCGTGGGCATCCCCATCCCCCAGACCTTCACGGACGTTATTACCGACCCGGCCACCGGGCAGGAGTATACCGACTCGACCCAGCTCTATACGAACTACCGGCTGGGCGGCCAGCAGGCGTCGTCCGTGCAGAGCGCCGTCGTCACCGAGCAGAACGCCGACCAGCTCCAGAGGCTCCTCAACACCGCCTCGGGGCACGACCCCGCCAAGGCGTTCAGGGTGGCGGCCCAGGACGCCTTCCAGGAGTTCCTGTCCCTGTTCAAGAACAACGGCATCGTCTGGTTCAACACCCTCAGCCAGCCCATAGGGGCAAAGAGCCAGGGCAGCCAGGTCAGCGAGCAGGTAGGGGTGGACGAGTGGTCCCCCCAGACCGCCCTGTCGGCCACGTCCATGAACGCCCGCAACAACGACGTGATGACGAGGGGGTCCATCATAATGAAGCTCAAGGGTACCACCTACCTTGGCTACTTCAAGAGCCTCAACTGGCAGATGGACGCAGCAAACCCCTTCCAGTGGACTTTCAGCTTCGTCTTTCAGGTGGAGAAGACGCTAGGGTACATATTCACCCCGGCGTCCGCCAGCGGGTCGTCCAATGTCTAGCAGCCCCATACCGAGGATTATCACCCCCCCGGTGACCGTCACCGCCACGCCGGAGCCTGTACCCTATGCCACGGTGCCCTCCAGCCTCGGGGTGGACAGCTCTAGGGCCAACGATATCAACGATGTAAGCGATATCCATATCGCCAGGCCATCGAACTCTCCCGTGCAGCCCCTCCTCCTCCCCATCCGGGGGGAGAAGCGCTTCATCCCCGAGGACCCCCTGGCCCTGATAGGGCAGGCCGACCAGACAGCGGCGGCCTTCGGCTCGGCGCAGTACTCCGACTTCTTCCTGACGGCGGCGAAGCAGGCGTTCACCGACTGGGTCGTGGTACGCATCCCCCACCGTGGGGTGCTTCCCAGCACGGGCAGCCCCAACCCGGCATACACTGCCACCTACAGGTTCCTCGTCAACCCGCAGACCGCCCAGGTATCCAGGAACACCGAGGACTCCCAGGCGTTTGCCCGTGGGGGATGGCAGTTCGGCATCTGGGGCGAGGGCCTGGTCAACATAAGCATGACCGGGCATACCCCCGGCTACTACTGGGCGAAGGGGCTGACGGACGAGTACGCCTACTTCACCGAGTCGTGGAGGAACCTCCAGCAGCTAGTCATAGTCTTCGAGAACAACGGCTACTGGTTTGAGGGCGAGGAGGCCAACGAGGGCCCCCTGGCCCCAGGGTTCACCCGCAGGCGCATAAAGAAGCACCAGGACGTGCAGCTCGTGGTCGCCAACTACATCTGGTACGGGATGTTCGACAGCCTTACCCTTACCCTGGACGCCGAGCACCCCTACCGGGCGGAGTTCAGCCTGTCCTTCCTGGCATGGAAGGAGAGGACCAGGCAAAGCTCCCCCTACAGCCAGTGGGGGATACAGAACAACGTGGAGAGGGGGCACTCGTACGGGGCCAAGTCCTACCCTGCGGAGGAGCAGGCACCCCCGGACGACGCCGGGCAGTTGACGGTGCTGCCGGCCGCTGCCTCCCCCGGCGGCCTGTCCGTCCTCTCCTCCCTCGCCCCCTCGGTCCTGCCCGCAGGGGCGGTCCCCCCTGCGGTGGCCTCCGACCAGGGCGTGCAGTACCTAGTCTCGGGAGGGGGGAGCGCCACGCCCAACCTCGGGCTTCTCAACCCCGTCGAGGTCTTCGCATAGATGGCCAACCAGATAAGGAACATCGCACAGACCGTCCAGGAGAGGGAGATAGTCAAGACCTGCCCGGACGTGGTCGTCTACATAGAGGGCAGGCCGTACCTCGTCAACCCCTATATCAACTCCAAGAGTTCGCAGGACCAGTCCAACGACCTCTATACCATCGTCAACTTCAACGACTACGTGGAGTCGTTCTCCGTGGCCTACGACGTGGACAACCTCGTCCCCTCCGGCAGCTTCAGCCTCAACGTCCCTGCCGCCAAGAAGTACCTGTTCCAGGCACCGGGCGGTGCCAACATCATAGGGAGCATGATGCAGGTGCAGGTGTTCGCCAAGGGGTACTTCCCCGCCCAGAACGGCAACACCCTCTACTACCGTGTCTTCAAGGGCCTCGTCTCCAGCGTCTCCCACACCGACACCGGTACCGCCTTGCAGATAGCCGTCAACTGCGTCGGGGTGCTGCACTTCCTCGACCTGATGTACATAGACCTGGGCCCTGCCCTGCTGACCAACTCCCCCCTGCCCGCCGTCCCCATGAACACCAACCAGTTCATGATGAACCCCTACCAGGCGCTCGCCGACACCTTCCTGCGGGCGGTCACCCCGGCGGGCTTCCAGCTCAACGCCATCCAGCAGGCTGCGCTCGACAGGGGGTCGGACTGGACCGACGCCGTGACGGCAGGGTACATCAACAAGTGGCAGGCCATCCTTACCAACATCATGCGGGACGTCAGGATACTGGGCTACAGCCTCAAGGACTCCGTCTTCAACTACGACGCCGCCGCCCTGAACACCGTCTTCACCAAGCCCTCCGACGATGCGGTAGGGCAGATGGCGGCCTCCATACGCTCCTCCAGGAACAGCCAGGTCCCGAAGAAGTCCGTGGCCGAGCAGGTCGCCGACCAGGACTTCTACGTCACCATAATGAGGCGCTACCTGCCCGACATGCAGGTGGGGCAGATAAACCTGCTGAACGGCAAGATTATATCCCGCCTGGAGCGCATAAGGGCGCTGGTGAACCTCATCTCCTACGAGGGCTACCAGGACTTGGACGGGGCCATCATCTTCAAGCCCCCCTTCTACAACCTGGACGTCACCAACCTGGGGACCGGGGCCAACTCCCCGGGCACGGGAGGCTCGGGGACCCCCGGCGCAACCAGCGCAGCCAGCTACATACGGGAGGACGCCAACCCCTTCGTGGCCTACCTCAGCGAGATTGAGGACGAGAGCGAGACCGAGGACGAGGCCGGCGTCAGGGTGACCCGCATGACCATCCAGCCGGACTGGCTGCCCAACTACCACTTCGGGGCGGCCACCAACATCCTGCCGGTGGCAGAGCATATCGACATCGCCAAGCTGTCCAAGTTCGGCCTGCGTGAGCAGCCTGCCCGCCAGCTCCCGTTCCTGGGGTCCGGGGACGACTTCGCCATGTACACCTATGCCGTGAGCGAGCTTAACCGGGCCAACAGGGGGTACAGGACCTACTCGTTCACCATCCCCCTCCGCCCCGAGATACGCCTCGGCTTCCCGATGTACATCCCCCACAGGGACATGTACGGGTACATAAAGACCGTGAGCATCTCCTACCAGCAGGGCGGGGCGGCCAACATGCGTATCGTCCTGGACACCGTCCGTAAGCGCCCCCTGCTCCCCGGATACTCCAGCATAACAGGCTCGGACGGCACCCAGAGGCAGGTAATCACCTATACCAGCCAGGGCAACCTGGTGATGCAGTGGACCACCGGCTCCCAGAGCCGGGGCAGCACCTCCAACCCCCCCTCCCAGTCCTCCTCCCAGACCTCCCCTGGAACGGCCTCGGGGATGGGCGGCACGGGCACCGAGTCCACCGACCCGATGGTGGACCTCAAGGGCAACCCCACCACCATAAAGCAGCCCCCCGGCACGCCCTTCTACCCCCAGGAGTGGGAGTATATCATGCAGCAGAAGGAGAAGCTGGGGTCCCTCTATGCCACGAGGTTCGACACCACTACCAAGAGCTTCCGCATCCAGAACGACACCACCACCTCGGGCGACACCAAAGTCGGCGGCTCCTCCTCCCCGACCCTCGTCGTCGGGAAGCCCTTCTTCAGCGCAGACAACTGGATGCCCCACGGCATCGACACCTTCTACTTCAAGAAGATTCTGACCTGCCAGCCCTATACCGACGAGAAGGGGTACGAGCTTATCACGCCCTTCCCGTGGGGGAGGTGGATAGACGTCAACACCGCCATCAGGGAGTCCCGCCTGGGCATACTCTCCGAGACCTCCAGCCTCCAGGGGGCAGGCACCGTGCAGGCGATGAACGTCTTCCTCTTCGCAGGGCTGGCCACCCCCACCTCCAACGACATGAGCAGCAACCTCGACAGGGCGCTCAACCAGCAGTTCAAGAGCACCGTCAACGGCCAGCAGGCCTCGGGGTACGACTCCGTGGAGATGGACTCAGTCATAGAGCTTCTC